TTAACTTACTAATTTTCTTTCGATATATTTTGGGTATGCTTTTTGCGGGTACAAATCGCCTTTTTTATGGTCAAGTACTACGTATCTATCGTTTACCCAATATATTGCATGTCTTCCATCTGTGATTTTTATAAAGTTTTTTCCTGATTCAAATACTTCTTTTACATTCAAATTTTTAAATTCTTCTTTTGTAACAAACATATTTTTAGCTCCTCTATTTATCTTCTTTGTTTTCAAGTGATCTTTGATACTCGTATAACTTTATTATCGTTCTGAATCTGGCATCTGATAAAGATGTTTTTCCATTCCTTAAATCTTGCACAGTTTGATATGGTAATCCGGAATTTTTAGCAATTTTATATCCCGTTTCTTTTTCGAATAACTTTTCTATTGATTCAATTATTTCTTTTATTGCTGTCATTTTTATCCCTCTTCCATAAATTGATAAGCAGTAAAGTAGTAAGCAGTGCAACAACACTTTTACTTATATCGTTGCCTAAAAACACGTTTATCCAAATAAGAATGATTAAAATAATGTAAATTGTTTTCATAGTATTTTAGTGTTAGAATTTATATATAGACAGCCCTTTCGGGCTTGTCTACTTACTTATCGTCTTTTTTCAATGTTTTCGCTATGGCAATTGCTGACATTGTATAAAAGGCGATTTCTGCTATAGTTTTAAAATTTTCTAACACTTTTTATCCTCCTCTCAACTGGCATACCTTATTATAACACGGTTAAACGTGATATGCAATACTTTTTATAAACTTTTTTCGTTTTTTTGCATAAAAAAATAGGCAAGTACCGTAGTACCTGCCAAATGATGTGGTGGATGTTAATTATAACATATTAAGCCCACTCAATCGTTCCCCAATATTTTTCATTTTTAATCTTCTGTTCTTTATCTGTGATTCTACACACTGCACAATAGAAATTGTTAGTACTAGAGCCCTCACGTTGATATTTGAATCTAATCCACCAGTAGCCATCTTTTTTAATGACTTGGTCGAATTTTACCCAATCATCTTTTGTGTATAGCCATGAATCTTCTTCAACGACTGTGCCGGTTAATCCAGCTGTTTTTCTGACTCTTATAGCTTTTTCTGGATTAGGATAAAATACGCCTTTCCAATTCCATGTTATTTTGTCAGCGCTTGGCTTACTACTTGGCGCATCAATTTGTCTGCCGTTAATGGCTTCAGCAATCCGCTTCGTGAAGCTGTCTAAATTGTTTTTAATGTAGTTTAAATCTTTCGTAGATGTGATAAAACCTAATTCGATTAAACGATAATTAAGATTAAGATCAGCAGACACGTTAGCGTTCAATAAATCCCCTCTAGGTGTCACACCTCTTATTTTACCCACTGTTTTATCTAATGCACTACTTAATGCCTTGTCAATGTCATCAGCTGGGAAACGATCGCTAATGATTACATGCCCGCCACTTGCTTGTGGGCTAGCAGAATCTAAATGAAACTCTATGATTGCATCCGGTTTGACTTCACTTTTAATCCAGTACATGCCATAATCTTTATAGTTTCCAACACGTTGACCGTACAATGTATCTTGATATAAATCTTGATTCATCGAGTTGCCACCGTATAACAATACTGTGTTACCTACTGACTCAAGATACTTTTTCACTCTAGGGATAATATTTTTACGGTTAAAATCTCTTTCGTTTTCTCCATTCGCAACGGCACCTGGGTCGTTAGAGTATGCACCAATACCATGACCAGCCACAAGCATGATTTTTTTACCTTTTGATAACTTATCTTGTTTAACTGGCGTCACTGCGCTTCTTAGCTTATTAGCGGTCGTTTCTTTTGCGTAGAATGGACGGATAAACCACATAGGGAAGTCGTAGCCGTGTGTACGTCTTGTAGTAACTTCTGGTGGACTCCAGTAAGCACCGCCTAGCCAGTTCTGCTCTAAAATAGTTATAGAATCTAACGTAGCGCTTATTACAATACCTACATGACCATAACCACCGCCATAATTACGGTTAAAAATAACGACGTCGCCCGGCAATGCTTGAAACGACACAGTATTTTCGTAAACGGTTGCTTCGTTAGTGAAATCATTCCATGTAGGAATGTCCGCAGCGCCCACACCTTTCAACCTATGATTAAATAAGTAAAGCCAATATTGGTTGGCAGTATCGAAGCATTGATATCCAAATGCATTGTCTGGATTCCACGCCTTACCCTCTAGGCTTTTAAGGTAGCTAATAGCTTGACTGTATGTTCTAACCGACGGCATTGTTATCATCTCCGTTCACTTTAGGTGCGCCACCAGTTGACTGAATGCCAGCTTTTACTTCATAAATTTTTTGTTGTCCTTTCTTAGATGCGTGAGTAAAGTTGTTATTCTTCCACCACGTCCAAATCGAAACAATCCCAGTAACGACTGTGCTTATAAACACTTCGTCAACTGGGATTGGAGAAATATGTTTGATTGCTAAAAACTGATTGATCCATGCGACTATTAATAAAATTGTTCTTACGATTGTACCGATATCCATTTGTTTGCTCCTTTTATCCAAAATAAAAAACGACTAAAAAATTAGTCGTTTAAAATTATTCAATGGTCAATGTCGGAGATCCTGAATAAACATCACTTATAGTGACATACAACATCCCTGAAGGATTACTAAAGTTGATATTTTTACTTGCAACTCCGCTATTGACTCCTGATATTCCTAAATCACTTGAACCTAAATTAGTTTGCGAAACCCTCATTATACCGCTACGTACATTTTCTATTGTCACCTGATAACTTTTATTAGGTTCAACTCCATTTATTGTCCATTTTGCTGTTGAATCTTCTATGCTATCCGGATATTTATTTTTAGGTAAGGGTTTTATTACAAAAGATGAAGGCTTTTTCCATACTTGGATATTTCCAGCATATACTTTTGTATATTCTTCGCCTTCGTAAATAAACTTCTTTACATTTTTAAAATTACCTTCCATAAAAATCACCCCTTAATTAAGTAAAGTGTATTAGGGTCTTTTTGATATATATAGTTATATTCATTTTCTGTTCCTGTCCAAATTTTAACCGTCGGTTGAGATGCGCTTTTTAGTTGATATAAATTATCCGCTTGTTGTTTAGTAAAAGCTTGAGATGACAAAACATACCGCTCATCATGATTATGATTTTTTGGAGCATATAAATCATTTAGTGTTTGTTTGAATTCCTCAAAATCTTCTGTACTAACTTTTGAGCCAATCTGTTGCAATACACTTTCTGAAATAGAGTTGTTTTGTATTGCTTCTGCTAATTCTCTTAATGTATTCATAGATTCAGGCGCGCTATCAACTAGTTCAGCAATTTTTGAATCCGTATACGTTTTAGAGTCGTTGAGAGTTGTATCTTTGATTTTTTTAACTTCTTGCAATTTATCTTCTAACCCTTCAACATTTGCGATATTGATTTTGTCCAATAACTCAGGTTCTGCTTTGATATCTGTATCTTTACCATCAATTTGCCACATTTTAGTGTCAGGATTGATTGATACTACAGTACCGTTTTTACCGGGTGCGCCTTGTTCTCCTTTTTTACCTGCTTCACCTTTTGCACCAGGTTGTCCCGGTTCGCCTTTATCACCTTTCGCACCTTTAAATCTACTTTCATTCTTTTCGATGTAAGAAATGACATCTTTATCTATTTTCTCTTTAAAGTCTTTGCTCAATAAATCTGTCGCGTTATCTTTTAAAATTCTCGTAATAGCATTATCTACCAATTTAACATCGATTTCTTTTGCTACAGCAGATTCAATACCACTATCAATGATATTGAAAGAAAAGTTTGCGACATGTATTTTTTCTTCTTCTTTCTCTAAAAACAGCTTACAGCGAACATAACCAGCGTGTTTGATAACCTTTTTAGGTATCTTGTAGGTAAGGAACCCTTTTACAACATCGTCGATAATCAGGGACTCATTTTTGAATATAGAGCCATCTTCCATAAACAAATGTAATCTAGGTGTTAAGCCATGTGCTTTTAGATCGATACGACCTTGTTTGTCATTGATACCTATTCTTATAGATGCTGTATTTTCATCTTCAGTGTAAAATCGACAGCCAATGTCACCTAAGTCAACACCATCATTTTTTATTCTCGTTTCAACATCTTTTATTTTGTACATTTACACACCTCTTTATTTATATTTATCCCTTGTGAAGTAGATACCTTTTAAGCCGATTTGTTTATATAACTTAGCGATTGTACTTGCTTGATGTTGGCACCACTCTATAGCAGTAGCGTATTGGTGGGTAGCTGGATTCTTAGGATTCCATCTAATTCGGTACAATGTGTTTTGACCTTTATTGATGTAATCCTTTCTTACGAAGCTAGCACCGCCCATGATTGCTTTTGCTGGAGATGTCCAACCTTTATTTTTAGCAAACGTCATTGCATAATCAGGGTCGTTGTCGAATGCACCAATACCGAAGTAATTATATGCACCGTATCTACCACTAGCGAAGTTACTTGTTCCGTATCCACTTTCTAAGAAAGCGTGCGCGATCAAATAAATTTCGTTAATGTTGTTTTTCTTACAAGCTTCCGCGAATGCTTTGCCTTGTCCGTCGAGCGTTCCTTTTCCTTTAAGTATTTTGTTAAGCGCACTAACTGAAACGCCTTGATACTTGCCTAAATTAAGCATTTGATAGCATTGTGTGTTACTTTCCCATATTCGCTTAACATTCATTGCTGAGCTCGTTTGTGCTCGTGTTGCATTAGCCCAGCCCCATGTATGAGATTTTTTCGGGTTACCCCTAGACATTTGTCTATCCAGTGCTTGCTGGAACGTGAACGGACTTTTTTCAGTAACGATGCTTGGTTTTTCGTCTGATGCAGTGGGTCCTCTTCTGGATGCACTGTCGACCGATGTTTTATCACTAATTCGTATTGTCGTTTTTGTCGTTACTTCTTTAATATTTTCTCGTGTCAATATATCTCGTTTAATATACGTCTCAAGCATTTTCTTTTTAACTTGCTCATACTTTGCGTTATCCGGTATACCTTGCTTAATCAAGTCGTAATTAATTAAATCTTTCATACTACGCCAAATATTAGGGTCTACCTTTAACGTCGTTTCAGATAAGTTTTTATCAATCCCTGACAATAACCAAACACCACGTATTAACGCTTGTATTTGATTCAATAAGAATTGTCGTTTGCTATCTGTTTGACCACCACATACTTCAATAACTAGCCAATTAGGGTGACGCGGGTCATCAAAATTGGTTGATCTAGCAAGCCATGTAGCCTCTCTATCGACATATAAATGCGGTATTTCATAATCGCTTATAAACTTATTTCTTTGCGTATACAGTTCGTCTACAGAACGCATATGCATTGATTCTTTTATATATAATCCTTGAATATCTGAGCGTTCATCACCCATTACAACTATATGATCAATGAAGTGCTCTTCTTTATCTAAAACATTGCTGTAAGCAGTGTATTTTACTGTTTTAACTTCTTTAAATTGCGGTTTCTTCGCTTCGCCAGTAATTGTTGAGTCATTGGCTTTTGATGCTGAACTTGTATCAGTACTACTAGGTTTGCTAGTATCTTTTGAGTATGGAGGCCTAACAAAGCCTGTAACACTTACATAAGGGTGTCTTACTAATCTTCCTGGAGAACCTGTCCAACTATTAGAATTAACCCAGTTTTGGTCAACGCTATAAAAATAACTTTTATTAGATGGTCCTACTACTATTGCGGTGTGTCCGTCCGAACCTATTCCGTTGCCAGGGTGCCAAACTGCTATGTCTCCGGGTTCCGGTACAAATCCAGATGAATAACGATAGAATCGGAAACCCTTAGGATATCTGTAATTAGCCATATCCTTAGCATTGCCCCATGTTACAAAACCCCAATATCTTTTAAAAATAAAGTTAGGTGTATCCCAACATTGACTGCCCCGATAATTATCTATATTAATCCTCTTACCAATATTCGACTTTGCCCACTCCACCACTTCACTAGCTGTAGGCTTTCTAGTCTTTGGATTAGGTAATCCCATGTATGCACCTCATTTCAATCAAAATAAAAAGCCAGTGCCGAAGCACTGACTCTTAACTGTTATTTACATTTACCAAACCAGAAGCACGCCCAGAAGCTATATCCTAAAATCCCTTTAAGCATGGTAATCACCTCCTTTAAATACCAAAAATAGTTCTTAGTAAAGCTATGACAATCGTACTGAAGATAGTCCCTATCAAACCTAGAACCCACATTTTTATGTCTCTAATATTCTTGGCATTCTTTTCTTTATTCTTTTCATCTTCTACCTTGTCGCGCTTTAATTCTTCAAAATTTCTATCTAATTTGTCATAAATCTTTTCTTGCGCTCTAAGACTATCTTCTATTCTGTCGAATTTTTCAAACATAGTCTTATCATTTTCTTCTAATCGCGTTAAACGCCAATCTTGTTCGTGCCGTTTGGTAAATCCAAACATTACGCCACCTACTTTGTGTTAAATTAAAAAGCCTCAAGCATTACACCTGTGACTTTTCATCTTTTGCCTCTGGATATTTTTCACCAGTGATCAATGCATATTCTTCTTTGTCGATTACACCCATGTCTACGTACCACTTAATTTGCTCATTTTTATAGCAACCCCACACATAAAAAGTTTTAATGTCCTTGAAAGTTGGATAAATCATCTTAATTTTCTCCATTTAAACGTCCTCCTCTGTATTTGTTTTACCAGCTTTTAGTTCAGTCAACTGTTGTGTTAACATAGCGTTTTGTTGCTTTAATTCCATCGCCAAAATGTTTACTTGCGTCACCTGCATTTGCATACTTGCAACCATTCCGCGAAGTTCTTCATCACTCAAATCTGATTCACTTTGTTGGTTTGATGCATTCGGTACGTCTTCTTTTTCGAAATTGCTATTGTATTTAATTTCGCCGTTAGTGAAAACGAACTTTCTAGGTTCAAACTCTTCTTTGAATTTGATAGGCACATTGTTATCGTCTACATCTAAACTATTGCGTAAACCGCCAGTATTAACGTATCCGATAACTTCGTTTTTATCGTTTACTGTGATTTTCATTATTTCCACCCCACAATTTTATTTATCGTAACTCTGTTTGCATTAGCACCAGAACCTGTTTTACTGCCTAAATCAAGGTACACATCGTTATCGATTTTTAACGTCGTACCACTTTCTTTAGTTATTAAGCATTCATAACTACCACCACCGTTACCGTCTGAGTCAACTACATTTGTTTTACTTAATTGAATCGCATTTGGTATAGAGGTTAAACTGAATGCTTCAATAACACCACCTGGATAAGTACCGCTTATGAATAGAATTGCATAATTTGTATAAGCTTCGGTTAAATTAATCCTTGTTCCTACACCGTTTGCAGCACCGTCGAATAACACGGCTGTTTTATGTTCGTTAGGTGTAGCCCATTGTGAATCTAATCGACCATTGGTGATTGATCGTGTATAAACTTTTTTAGAGTTTAAAGGTGTGAAGTTGAATAACTTATTTGCATCATCTTTAACAAATACTGATAAGTAGCCTTCGTAACTTTCAACAATACCTGGTAAATCAGGCACACTTGTTACGTAATAATTCCCAGCGCCCAATGCTTCTAAATTACCTTTGGCGTTATATAAGTTCTTTTGGATTGATTGACCGTTATGTTCTGTTAACTTATGTTGTTGCCAACTTATACTTTGTAACTTACCATCTACATACTGTTTAGCTTGATTCAGTGTGTTGTTAGATATTTCTTCAACAAATTGCTTAGTTAAGTTTCCATCATTCTTTTTATAAAACGGGTACCACGTGCCGTAGATTTTGTATTTTGTGTACTCATCGTTTGAATCATCTGGGTACCATGTTGCACGAGCAGTATTATTATCAACAACATAAACAACTAACACACCAGATTTGCTTGATGTATAAGTTGATTCATCGAACGAAGAACCGTCATCAACACCATCTTGTCCGGGCTTCTCTAACGTGCCTATATCCGCCTTTTCTGGCGCATCTTTTGCATTAGTAATATGAATAATCATAGATGAGTTAGCGTGTCTTAAAACAGCTTCTATTGACTGTTCAGATGATTCGATCGCTTTACCGTAATCATCAGTAAGTTTAGACTTTTGCCAATTTGTTGTTGAATTACCTTTAACAAGGTCAGCGCCATTGATTTGTTGTTCAACTTCGTTAACACGTTCAAAAATCGCTTGCTCTTTATCAACAATTTTCTGGAACTCGCTATTTATATATTGAACGGCTTTGTCTTGTGTTGTTGTAATCATCTGTACCGCTTCATTTTGTTTGATTTCTAATCTTTGAATACCTTGATTAATACGACTATCAATTTCAGTAACCAACGATTTTGTATCACTCAAACTTTTCTTTAAGTCCTCAACTTCTTCTTTAACACTTTCTGTTAAGTCCTGAATTGATTTGATATAAACTAGCTTTGTTTTACCGTCAAAATTACTAATTAGATCATTCTGGATATTGAAGTTAAATTGACGCTCTACAATTACGTTATTGCTACCGTTTTGAGTAAAATATGCTTGCGCATGTACGCGTCCAGTGTATTTTAAGAACTCATTTGGGATAACGTATTGCATTCGTCCGTTAATTGCATCAACAATTGTAAGTTCATCACTAATATAAGCGCCGTGTTCATCGTCGAAGTTATCCGTCTTAAGCACAATACTAGTCATCGCATTATGTTTGCTGATTGATAACGGCTTATTATTCTTAGTTACTGCAAAATTTAAAACACCAGTTCCTCTATCTGATTCATAGAAACTGATGTTTGTGTCAATAACCGGATTATATTGTGATGTTGTTTGTAACTCGATTAAGTTATCATCTTTCGAAAAATTATCTACTACCATTATTCAACCTCCTTACCTTCTATTATGCTCCAACCACTATTACCACCAGTACCAAAGTTTCTAACGAAAAACTGGTGAGCAGAAGCAAAGTTATTACGTCTTAGCACTTGTGTTGTGTTACCTGGTGTATTCGATTTTACTTCTAATATCCAACCTGCAATACCTTTAAAGTCTTTAGGAAAATCAGTAAATCGGTTTGATTCTTCAGTAGTGATATAGAAATCTAAACCAACGATTTTTAAATCTGATAATTTTGTAATACTCTTAGGGATATGTTCCCAATAACCGGCGTTTTGCGGGCAGAAATTCCATGCTCCGTTGTTTTTCTTATTGAAAATGTCAATGACACGTTCGAATTTAAGCATATTTCTACCTGTGCTGTTTCTGGTAAGTACTTGTCTTAGAGCACCATTATAGTGTCCAGGCAGTACATCCAAGAACCACCCTGCATCTCTAAACGCTTTCGGTAACGGGAAATCTAATGCATTTTGTGTGTCTTGCGTATAGATATAGTAATGACCAACTTCCGTAATATCACTTAGATATGCTGGGTTCTGTATTGGTAACGGTTTAACACGTCCACCTGAATCAGTCATCGATACTTGAGGTGCAATGTTTTTTAAGAATTGGTTAACACCTCTTTGGCCGATAGAATAAATTGAGTGATGTCTGTTGTTACCAGGTCCAATAGTTACCCCTATTAAAAGCGCTTTGCGTCCTGTTTCTAGATCGTAATACATATCTAGACCCTCAGCTTCTTGGAAGTCTCCTTTAAAGTTATTATTCACACCACCAATATCGATACGTCGTTTAAATAACAATTCTTTTGTTTTTATATCGAAACCTTGTAAGTAGTTAGGGTTGGCTGTATTCGAATCACCTGTATACCAATATAAGATACCTGCATCATAAGTGATACCTTGCATAGGTTGTGTATCTGAAGTGTATTCCATAGGTATATCCATTTGATACAATACTTTGTCTATACCTTTATCAATATCGTCAGCACTTCTAACCTCAACAAAGTTCAACGAATTCTTAGCTTGTCTTTCAGAAGCTTTATATTCACGTCTAAAAATCATTAAGTTTTCTATAGGATTATAAATTGCCGACGTATATCTATCGTTAAATACGTTTGGCATGACGTCTTGCATTTCGTTGCCATACGTCATTTCTCCACTTCTATATTTAAAGCGTACAAACTTGTTGTTTTTGTTACTGTCCAATACAGCTGAATAAATCCATAATTCTCCATCAATGTATCTATACGCATTGTGTGTACCGTGACCGCCATTTTTAACAAGCAATCTATCAATAAATTGTCCGTTAGGCTTCAATCTAGATAACATGTAATGATTGCCTGGACGCGCTTGTGTCATATAAATAATTTTTGTTCTAGGGTCTACCCAAAATGATTGCATTACTGCATTTGTATATGGCGATAAATCAGTGATAAATTCCGGTTCTTGCTCTTTTGGTTCGAATCGGTATTCTGTCGCTCGATATTCTTTATAGTGTTCATCTACAGCTTTCTCAACCTTTTTAGTGAAAGCATCTAGTGTTGAATAATCATGATACAAACGATCTTGCAATGTCTTATGACCATAACCTGTATTATCAATACGCGCGTCTTTTACTTCATTGATACCGTCGCCGTTATGGCCTAGAATCATATTGCTAAAACGGCCATTTAAATACGTTAAATAATCTTCAACACTGTCATTCAAGTATTTAATTTGTTTCGCTGAGTGTGCGTATATTTCTTCTTTTTGATGGTATATAAACATTTTCTCAAGTTTGCTCATACCTTCATCTAACAAGCGATAGTTATACTCATGTTGAGCAACTATTTTCCGACCTGTCATTGAATGTAAACTTGTAATTAATCCGTAAGCCATTGGTTGCCTCCTTTAGTCGTAAAAACTGTAATAATCCTTGATTAACTCGTACATAATAACCTCGTGACCTTTTTCGTTAGGGTGTAAGCCGTCCTCCATGCTCGCTTTCCTAAAAGCTGGATTGTATGGCTTAAAGTAATCTGTGTGATATGCGTCAAACACTGGTACATCTAACTCACTACAAGCTAATATTTGAGCGTTTACATAGTCCTCAAGTGTTAACCCTAGTTTGTTTTTGTCCGTGTCTTTACGGCGTATTGTTGTACCACTCATAGGGCATTGTCTTGTAGCTGTCATCACTAGTATTTTTGAATCTGGATTATTCTTTCTAATAACTTCAATTGCAGAACAAAAGGCACCGTAAAACGTTTTTGTATCTGTTTTATCAGTGCCTATCGGTACGCCTGCCCAATAACCGTGTAACCAGTCATCATCAGTGCCTTGTAATATGATTAGGTCTCCTCTTATTTGCTCTGCTTGTCTATAAATGCTGTTTTCTACCGCTTCTTTACCTATTGGAACTGTTGCCATTGTTGCGCCACCTCTTGCAAGATTAGTCGTTTTAGCTTTCAATTTCTTTCCTAACATTTCTGTGAAATTAGTTTTTGCATGCGACCCTCTAGCTACAGAATCGCCAATTGTTCCAATTGTTTTAACATTTCTTATACTTGATTGACTTGTAAAGTCGTACATGATCGTACCATTAGCAGTTGTAACTGTTTTAGTATTCATTTTATCGACTTTCGCATTTATTTTGTCGGTCTGTTTAACTAATTTGTTGTTTATGGATAAACTAGCGTTAACTTTAGCGTTTAATTCTCTCAAGTATTTAGCAGGGTCTGACTTAGTTGTTTTTACGTTCTTAACATAGTTTGTAGCTTCGTGAATTGCTTTTCTATATCTGTCGCGCATTGTAAAGTCGCCTAATACTACATCTTGTTTAATGATGTTATTGTACGCGTCTCTGTGTGTAGTAATCTCAACTATCCTTACTAAGTCGTTATAACCTATAGTTGGTTCAGCCACTCTTACGACATCGCCAATTCTAGGATTAGCCTCTGGAAAATGCTCACGCAGTGCTACGAAGTCCAAAGAAATAGAAGCAGTGACACTTTTCTTTATCACTAGCTCCATTGATTTTTTCAAAACATCTTCTTTTTTTATACGTCCATCTACAAGTGGCGGAGCCTCTCTTTTGCCAATCAACTGCGCTAAAGGGTGTGTAAATTCGAATTGCAATCCCGCTTCATTAAACGTTTGTTGTCCGTCGAAGTCACCATAACCTCTTATATATGTGTAGCATTTAGAAGCATCTTCTTGAATTTTGACGTTATCAGCATTTACACCTGATTTAATATAGTAGTTTGCTACTTTTGATAATTCGTCATACAAGTGAAATGTTTTTGTTTTAGCGTCGTACTCATATTCGAGATGATAGCGTTCAAGACCTTTTTTGAATATCTCAAGTCTTGTGTCTCCCTTGCCTAAACCCTCAAATTTCGATGCATCAACCTTAGCGTGTAACACATATTTGTAACTAGTCCCTTTAAAAACAGTATTAAAAAACTCAACACCTGTGAAACTTTCGTTATATTCTTGATATATCCTAGAGTTATTTAGATCGTCTAATTCTTTTTGCCTAGCTTTGATACTAAGTTTTATTTTGTTGCCAATTGTTGACTTATCAAGCATCACTATCACATATTCATTGAAGTCGTCTTCTCCCTCTACATGTGTGATAGTCCACATTTTTGTAATAGCGCCGATTGCGTCGAATGTGCTGGCATTTTCGACAATGTCAATATCTAGTGTGCTATCTTCATTTAGTTTTTTGTTTAATTTCGTATTGACATGAATTGCGTGACCGACGCCTTGCAAACTCTTTAATAATACCGGCATACGCTACTCCTTATCTGTAATATAATTTGTGTCTAAAGACTATCTTTTTCATAAGTCTATTAGCTTTGAAACGATTCCAACCAGGATACAATACCGGCTGTTCTAAAGTCTTGTTATATAGGTCGATATTTAAATTACCTCTATAGGTGTGCTTATTATCAAAAATGATTTTATCGCCTGCTTTTAAATCAACATCTTTAATCACTGAGATATTACCTTTATCCATATAGAAAGTGAAACCGTCTTTATCATCAGCTTTAACATCTTCGGCTAACTCAATTTCAACAACGTTGAATTGGTTGAACTGGGTTAATGCTACATCTCCGTTGTAATAAACACTTCCAGAACTCGTATTATAAAAAGTCATTTGTCTACTTTTATCATTTTCGTTTAGCGCTATTCTGTCCGGTACTGACCATTTTTCTAAATCGTTATCACTTTCTAAATCGGTGCTATAGCCAATACTTTCAAAAAACGGTAATTCAGTTGTTTCGAAAGTCAAAGTAAATTCTCCGGCAGTCTTAGTTGTATCAAACGAAACTTCACTAACTAATCCAACATATAGTTGTCTGCCATCAACATAATCTAATTCGAATTCTTGGTTTAACGGTTCGAACATGTTTTCGAATTTGATAGTATTATCCGGCGTTGCTAACTCTCTTAAATAAAATCGACCATAAAACAATGTTTGAATGTCTGATTTAAGATGCGAGGCATAAGCTATTTTAGGGACTTCATACCTCAATCTTAATTCGACCTTTTTGTATTCTTCTTTAGCATAATTATGAAATCGTCCATCAATGCCATCTAATGGCGAATAATTCCTTTTATAACCTGAACCAACGACATTGTAATCAAGCACTCTCAAATGGTTGTAAGTGAGAGGATTGTCACTGATTCTATAAGTTACACCGTTTTTTACAATTTCTACATCATGGGCTATCAATAAACAAACCTCCCTTACATTAAGTTGAAACTACCATCTTTTGCATCCATATCGTCAATGTGTGATTTAATCATGTTAAGGTCGCCCTCATTCCTAACAGTTACATTAACAATAGGTCTATTATTTTCTTTCATGCTATGTTGCACATCGTTTGTCATATGACCGTCAACACTTGGTGTCAAACTATCATTGAAGCCATCTGTTAACGTTGAACCTAACTCACTTGTGAATGTTTTACCGAAGTTAGTGGCCATTACTTTTGCTTGCGATACTGCTAAGCCTTTTCCTAAACCACTACCGCCACCGTGACCACTCACGAATGAAGTGACTGAATCCCAAGCTGATGAAATAGCATCGCCTACCGCACTTACCACTTTGTGCGCAGCGTTAGCTACACCCTCTGCGACTTTGCCTATTAATTCCGCTCCGGCATTTAAAAAATCACTGAAAAAGCTTTTAATCTTATCAAGCGCGTTTTTCATGCCGTCGCCTACGTTTGAGACAACTTTCCTGAATCCATCGACAACTTTGCTTGCAAAACTTGTTACGGTATTCCAAATATTTGAAACCCATTGCGCACCTGTTGAGATAATAAAACTTAGTGCTTGAGCCATTTTTTCGGCTATACTTGAAGCTACTTTGCTAAACCAATTTGTAACACTACTCCATATGCTACTAACAAAATTAGTGATTGTACTCCATATCTGTGACCAACTAGTTCCAAACATTGATAACGCTCGATTCATTACACCAGTTAAAAAGCCAATTATCGACTCCCAAACTGATTGCATGTATTGCCAAATCGTATCAAGCACATTTGTAATCGTTGTTTTGATTGTCTCCCAAGCACCTGAGAAGTCGCCAGTAAGTAACTGAATTAAAGCAGTGAACAAACCTACTATGATTTGGACTGCTACAGATATTACTGTTCCTATAGTTTGGAACGCTATTGTTATTAGAGTCCATAAAGCTTGGACTACAGTCATAAGGTTTGTAATTATTCCAATGACTAAAACGCCTAAAACTTGCATGAAAATTTGTCCTAATACTTGCAATATAGGCATTATAGGTTGTAACGTTGATTGGATTTTGCCCCACAATTCAGTTAACCAGCCAACTACACCTTGAATCGCACCAGAAACTGCCGTTTTAACACCGTTCCACGCTTCAGTAATAGTATTTCTAAAGTTCTCGTTTGTTTTCCATAAATAAACGAGGACACCAATGAATGCACCAATTACTGCAACAACTGCTAAAATAGGTGCTGAAATCGAACCGAATGCACCTATTAATGCTTCCGTAGCTCCAGTAACTAAACTTGATGTTCTAACGAAGTCTAAAATCTTTTCAGTGACGCTGAATAAGCTCAAACCAAACACATTTGTAAGTACACTACTTATAGCAACAATCGGAGCCATTAAAGCCCAAAATACACCGCCTAAAATACCCATAACGCCAGCAACTTGTGCTATAGCTGGGTGTGTTTCGAATAGTTTAGCGATAAATCCAGCTAGATTAGTGATAAAGTCTAACAATTTACTAGCTATAGGAGCCATTGCAGTACCAAAAGCAACTAATGCTTTTACGATATTACCGATTAACTGCATAATAGTAGGACCATTCTCTTGAACATAACTGATAAAGTCTTTAAACCCTTGTGATTGTCCTACTTGTTCTGACCATGCTCTAAATTGAGAAGTTAATTTAACCAACCAATCAAAAATGTTGGAACTGTTTTGTGCAAAAGCAATCATTAAATTACCAATACCAGCGAACACATTACCAAATATCTGACCAATCTTAGGTAAGTTAGTGGTAGTGTAGTCAATAAACGCTTTAATAGCATTCTGACCAGCTACACTATTAGCCCAATTTTGGAAAGCTATAGACATGTTCTGTAGTCCTTGAGACACAAATTTGAACAACGGCATTAATTGAGTGAAAATGTTAACTAATCCGTCGCCAAATCGTCCTGCAGCGTTCAATAAATCTCCGAAGATTGCGCCACCTATGCTATTCAATGCTTCAAACGCTTTCTTAGCTGTTTCGGAATGTTTAACCCAATCCTCAAACTTGCGCGCGTTTGCTTCAACCAGCATAGATACTTCGGATAAGAATGGTTTTAATTGAGACATCGCACTTGTAACGCCTCTGATACCCGCTGACATCGCATTAAAGATACTTGCTTGATTCTCTTTTACAATGCCTTGCCATGTAGTTTTTAACTGATCGCTCGCATCTCTAAAGTTTTGAACTTCTTTTGTTACTGCCAATGTGCCATCTTTTACCATTTTTAGTGCAGTAATAGCCATTGCACCGAAGCCAACTGCTCCAACACCTGCTACAGAAAACGCACCAGCAAGCCCAATAACACCACCACCTAATACGCCAACGGCATTAAGCACCGCCATAATAGCCGGAACTAATCCAGCAATTACTGGTATTAACGCTTGTATACTAGCAATCATTAAACCTTTGACTTGTTGCGCGAAGATAGTACCGAAAGTTCTAATATTTGATGCGATGCCATCCATTGTTGATTGATACTGATCTAATGCTCTTTTACCTGCAGTCAATGCTACTTGCATTTTCGTCATTCCGGTTGTATCAAAATCTAATTTAACAGTGTGTTTGCGCCAACCAGCTAACATCGCTTTAGAAGTCGCAACATTTCTTTTTAATCCGCTTGCGTCGCCGTCAATTTCAACTTTTTTACGTCTGATATTCGATAGTTCTGCTTTAACAAACGATATGACTTGTTTTACTTTGCTAGCGTCTGCATCAATATTAACTTTATGTTCTCGCCAACGTTGAGCCATCGATTTGGCTCGCGTTAGCTCTCTTTGGTAGTCTCTTATGTTTGCTGTAACTTCTGTCTTGATTTCGTCCGGTATATCAGTTTTAGCCATACGTTGAGCAGTTCTAATATTCCTTTTAAAATCACTGATTATAGCTGTAACACGAGCCAGAAAATTCTTCTCCATGCCTAACCTCCTTTATGACTTGTTTTTAAGCTGTTAAGGAACTTGCGAGTCCCTTGTTTTTGTATTTCTCTTTTACGTTTGTTTTTAGCTAGCTCACGCTGTTTCATTCTTTCGTATTCATCTTCTTGACCACGAATAATGTAATGTTCTCTTTCGTTCTGCCTAACAAAACGTTTTAGTGATTTACCAGCTTGAGCAACCGCATTATATTGAGCGCCGTACAACGCAATGTCTCTTTGGTCAATCAATGCTTGTCTAGCGCCAATAATCCAGTCATTCCATTCGGCAGGTAGCATGCTCATTAGCTCGTCATTACTCATATAACCTATGTAACGACTTGTCATCTGCCTTATTTCCGAATAGTCTAATAAGGTGCTACGGTCATGATTTCTTTGTAGTTGTTCTTCATCATCTCGATACCAGCTTTCGCGCCCTCTTTCTCGTCTTCTTTGGCTAACGATGGTGCTTGGTTCATCTGTGTCCAGAATAGACGTGATTTCTGCTTGAAAAAACCGCTATTATTCATTACGTCCAACGCACCCTGTAATAGATTTAGCGTGTCGTTTTCTCTTTCGATGATTTCCATGATTTCCGCTTCAATATCTTCTCTTTTAGGTGCACTTTTACCTAGATAAGCCGTTGCACATTCCCAAAAGTCTACAATTGCCACTGTGTCACGTTCTAATAAAGCATTGTAAACATTAGTAAATCCTGAAATCGTTTGTTTTCTGCCTTTATTATCTTCTTGTTCAGTTGCAAACTTTTTAGCGGTTTTATCGAACATAAATGTTGCTTTTGCTTTCACTTCTTCATTGTTAATTGTTAATGATGTAATTGGATTAAAAGTTGTTTCAGTCATATTAAATACCTCGTTTATCGTTATTTTGTACAAAAAAATAGAGGGCTAATGCCCTCGTTAATTACATACTTAAATCGCTACTGCCAGCAGTTGTTTTTTTAGTTCGGTTTTCATAACTATCTTCATAAGCGTTCATGTCTTCGAATTCAACAACTGGAGCCAATGCGCTAGGGTTAAGCCATTCTTTTGGTAAATCATTGATTGTACCGTCTGCACTATTGAACTTAACTTTCGCTGTGATTTCGATTTTGTTATCTTCATCATCAAATGACCATTCGTGCTCTTCGATAACTACATATGCGAATACACCGTGATGTTTGCCATCGCGTTTTTTAGTTTCCCAAATCCAAACACGTAACTGTTTGAATTGTTTAACTGATTCTTTTAATGCTAATTGACCTTTATCTCCCGGAACGACATCAAGCGTCAACTTGATTTCTTCTTCGACAGAATTACGGCTATAATCTTTCTTACCGCCTTGAATGATTTCAGCAAGGTCATTACTGATAGTGTGCCCACCCTCTGCTAAACTACCTAAAAGCGTTGCTTCTTCGATAGTTAGCTTCTTAGCTAAATCTTTATCAGCGATTTGGAGAGCGACAATATATTTATCCTGCGCCATTCGTTACACTCCTTTGTAATGTGTTATGTCTGTATTTAAAAACAAGCCGAATGATACCGTGTTTAGTGTACTGATCTATGTCAGTAATCACTTCTTGTGTATCAATCCGACTTTTAATGAATGAATAATAATCAATTTCTATTTCGTTATTTAAAACGAAGCCTAAAAATTGAATTATTTGTGATGCCTCATCTCTATTACGTGCTTGACTATAAACATGCAACGTGATGCCGACATCTTCGACCATGCTCGTGGTCGTTTCTTTGTTAGTGACGTTTGTTTCACCCACAACGATATATGGGTAAACAGCGTCTTTCTGAACGCAATCAAAAACCCTACCGTCCAATTGTTTTTGGATAATAGGGTTACTTTTTAATTTGTTATATACTTTGTTAAATAAGTACCGTTCAACTGATACCCACATATCTTAACCACCTCATGAAAAATACTTATTAAAGAATGCTCGTCCAGCGTCTATTGCCGGCTCCCAAAACGGTTGAGCATGTTGCCCTTTAGTAGTGTGCCACTTACCATTCGCGTCTTTGTATGACCACGGTATCTTTTTCGCTCTACTACCTCCAGCGCCTGTTGCATATATACCAGTACCATAATTGACATAAATTGCGTATTCACTACCAATGTTAATAACGCCAGTTAATCCGCCATCTTTAAAGTCCATTGTTACACTTTCCCTAAGATAGCCGGTATCAACTGGCATTAATGAAATGATTGTATTGTGAATTTTAGCAGTAGTCTTTGCTATACCTCGTTTGACCCATCGTTCTATGTCTCGCTCATAATTTTCCAACTCTTTTACTAAGTCCCAATTACCATACTTAACCTTTGCCAATAGGTCTCACCCTCAATCTAGTTAAATTGATTTCATGTTGTCCGCCTTGGTCGACCGGTTCGCCTACAACTTCGTACGTTTTACCCTCGTAATTAAATAAAGTTTTGTTTGTTATTGGTATATGGTACGGCGTATATAGGTTTCGGTCGAAATCTTTGCTCATCTGATGAAATTTGAGTGTTTCACTTGATGTAGGCGTGTCCATAAACCCTTTAATTGTTTCGTTACTTTTAAAACGCTCGTATTCTTTGGGATATGTTCCTACGACTTCAACCTCTCCAATTTCAATTGTGTGCGGAAACTCATCAAACGGATTAAACATATCGCTTACCCCAACTTAACTTACGATAAGGTAATAAATATGCATAAGCACTACTAGGTATGTCAGTTACATAGGTATAACTTACAGTGCCCATCGTGCGCGCTGAGATATTGCCGGTTTTTCCAAACTTGATACATTCAGCAATAAACTTCTTAACGCCCGACGGCACTTCTTTGTCATCAAACTTCTGATTACAATAATCTTCTGCAACACTTTTATATTCTTCAATAAGATATTCGATTTGCTCATCGTTAGAGGAATCATTGAGTGAAAGTCCATTAATCATTTTGACGTCTTTTGTGTCCATTACTTAACACCCTCTAAAGCTTTGATAAGCTCATCTTTTTTCATATCGCTATAGCCTTTAATTTCACGCTTTTTAGCAAGTTCTTTTAATTCTGCTACTTTCATATCAGATAAACTTTTTTGCTCGTCAGCGTTAGCCTCAGACTGTTCTGTCTGCTTTTCTTCAACAAGTTTGATAGCAATTAAATTACGGCGGTTATTTGTTGTAGATAATTCAGTGAATCGTTCTTCTGATACTTCTAATCCATCACGTGGGTAAACGTCTCCCACTTGATATTCATGTCCGTTGTCTTGTGCATCTTCAAAACGTTCGATTACTTTATACATACGTCACTACCTCCTATTACATTTCTAAACTTCCAGAACCTTTAGTGATTTTAACTGCTTTAGATTCATCATATAAATATGCTACATAGTGTTTATCACTGTATAACGCTGTTGTTTTAGTTGATGCGTCACGCGCTACTTCTAAGAAGAAATCACGTTTCAAGATTAATTTAACTGCACCTTTTTTAGCTAAAATAGCTGTGCCAGCTTCTAACTTATTAGAACGTACAATGATAGCGCCTAGAGCTTCGCCGAACGCACCTTTAACGATGATGTCATCGCCTAATTCAGTTGCACGTGTAAAGTTAGTTGATGCATCTCCACGTAATTTACCAGCATCAAGTGGATTAACAAATAAAACCATTGGTTCTAAGTCTTCATCGTTAAATTTGTCGATTGCTGATTGTAAGCCGTTTAATTTAGTGATGTCCGCATTAACAGTAAGTTTAGCTCCCATTAAAGCCTCTAATACGTCATTATCAACTTTATTAGCGTGTGCTAAACCGTGTTGACGTACTTGTTCGCCTTGAGGGTCTCCATAACCACTTAACAAAGCCTCATCTGTGATAGATGTACCTTTAGCGATTTTACGGATTTTAGCCTCACGTTTTTTCGTTTCTAGGATGTCAGTAGGAATTTTTTCGCCCTCTGCAACTACTTGTGCGTCTCCGCTATAAACGAATGCCGGGAATGTTAAAGTGTCTCCCGGTTGTCCTTGTAATGTGCTATCTACTTCTGCAAATGAAGCAAAGCGCAATTTCTTTTCGAGTTGCGCTTGCATCATAGGTGCTAATACTTCTGGAATGATTTGATTACTTGTTTTAGTAAGTCCTTGTGGCATGCTTATACCTCTCTCTTTGTTTAATTTTGATTAACTAATTTTTCGAATGTCTCACGATCGTTCAAATACAATTCGTTACGTTCAGCGACACTCATGTTGTCAAACTTTTCTTTCGTTACACCTGAGTCTGGATTACCTCCGCCTTGTGGTGTTTTACCTACAGGCTTAGACGGCGCAAATAAATAAGGCTTAGACTCTTTAAGCGTTTCAACCGCTTCATCTAAACCTTTTACAGTGCCGTCGTCTGCTAATTCCAGTTCATCTTTATTGATGAATGCTAGAATGTCGTTAGCATCATTTGCTTCTTTAGCAACCGCTAACTTAACCGCGTTATTAAGTTGTGTTTCTTTATACTTTGTCTCCCACTCTGCGTTTTTATTTTGTTCTTCTTCTAGCGCTTTCTGAAGCTCGCTATCATCTTTTGCAGAGTCTTTCAATTTGACAATTTGTTCATCACGTTTAGAAATCTCTTCTCTTAACTCTTCAATTTCGGTATTCTTGTCGTTCAATCTTGAACGTGGTACCATTCCCGATTTTGATTCGTCAATTGCATCAATTACTTTCTGCTTGTCGATTTCTCCGTCTTTAAATTGTCCTAACAATGTGTATAAATCCATTTAAACTACTCCTTTTTACGAGTTTTACGTGCAACGCCACGAAGAATTTTGGTATAAAAAGAAGCAGTTTAACGACATGCTAAGGTCGAGTAGTAAACTACTTTCTTTTACGTTTATATTTCTCCCACTCACGATAAGTCATTTGTGGTATTACTTCGGTTGTGCCATCATCTTTACGTACTCTCGTTGTACTAGGCAAATCATCTTCATCAATGTAATACATAAGCTTGCAACGACAGTTGATGTTTTCTTTTGCACTATTCACACCAACGAACAACTTAGGCGCCTGTCCAACGCAACCACTCGACTTGAACGGTTCGTCTATTTTCTTCTTAGCACCGTCTAGATGCCTGTGTGTGTCTCTTGTACGTGTATCTTTAGTAGCATGCCAATACTTATACATCTGTAAGCCATTCTTTTGAGCTACTAATGCGCTATCAAGTCCAGCTTGTGACATCGCTCTACCCGCTTCTGTACGCGCTACACGCAACGATTGAGCTTTAGACATGCCAATATCATCACGTATCGCTTTAGCTATCTTACCGTAACCCTCTCCGCTCATAATGCCTTGCGTGATGTGTAAACGTATCTTTTTCAATACTTCATCACGATGCTTCTGTAGCGTCGGTACTAATCGAATAAACTCAATAGGTTGTTCAATAGCTGATGTGATAACTTCTTTGCTAGGAACATCAAATTGCATAGATGTTTGACTTGCCGTTTCATATAAATAAAGGCTCATAAGGAACTTTTCTATATAAGCATCTTCCTGTGACTTCTGAATCATCTTAGCTATTTGCCTATAGTCATCAGTCAGCATAGTACCTATACGAGTTAACTCCTTATTGAGCCTGTTATATTTATTAAATTCAGTCCATGTAACATGAACGTCGTCGCTTTGATATTTCTCAAACATATCCGCGATGATTTGTTTTATCTCTTTAAGTCGATTAGCAAATAATTGTTCTATCGGTTTCTCAGCTTTAGAGATTAGACTATCGATATACTCATCAATATCATTCTGATTCTTTATCGTTATATCTTTCTTGTTGTTGGGCACCGTCAGCACCTCCGTCATCTAAATTAGGCAGTTGCTTGTTGTACTCCATTTGTTCTTGTTCTATTCGTTCGAGTTCTGCTTTATAATCATCAACAAGCGGAGAACTCTTCACAAGTGTTTCTCTAGATAGATATTGAGATTGCGCGATGATTTGTGATTGCTCAGCATCATTCATCATTCTGTTAAAGTTAAATGATATCTCGATATCTTTAACGTCCGTCTTTAAGTTATTAAAGTCTATGATAAAGCTAATTAGCTCTTGTATCGCTACAGTTGCTTTATTCTTAAGTTTGTTCGCTTTCAAATCTAAGTTACCATATAAGAATTTGAGTGCGATACCACTTGGAGCTGAGCCGAATTTATCAGTTTGGAAGTCAACACCTTGTCCAAATTCCATGATATAAGCTCTCATAAGGTCGATGTATTCTTTGGTACTCGAGACCGGCACCTCAACTTGTATAGTCTCTACACCACCATCTCCATCAACATTGATAGCTTTATAGTACTTAAGTCCACGCATAAATTCTTCTAAGTCTTGCCCCTCATAACCTTTTAAGATATAGATGAGTTCAACTGATTCATCGAACATATTTTGTGCGTCAGATAACCTTTTATCGATTGCATCGATTAATGATTTGTACATCCATATGTCTGAAACTTCTTCTGGATTGTTCTTAAACGCTATAAACGGCACTCTGCCCCAATTACCATTACTGAAATGTGATTGAATATGATTAGCACCATAATAATAATCTGGTATCAATCCGCCGTTCTCTAATACATAATAAGTAACAGTAGAATCAGTCCAAAACTCCACTTTTTCCTCATTATTAAACTTGTAATAACGAATGAAAGACTTTAATTCTTCTCTTTCTTTATCAACCCAAATCGGTATAGCTTGTTCAGCTGGAACACGGAATAGTTTCATCTCTCCGTTTTCATTAATGTAAACTTGTAGCCAATCGATACCCTTATTACTTGTTGCAGTCAAGATATCTATCAACTTATTATCCCAACGAGTATCTAGCACATCATGAATTACTTTTAAAACATTATCGTCATCGCATGAATATGTTACTGGTTTACTAGCAACATAACTGACTTTTTGGTCGACAAGGTTTTGATGAAAATTGGTAGTGATGCGCCAATCCGGCTTATCATAATCTATGTTACCGTGCACATCTACTTTTTTCATTTGCTTAACGATGTCGTTATCTTTGTCGTAATACCTTTGTCCGACTGTAATTTTATCTAATTGTTTTCTATGATCATCAATTAATCTGACAATCATTTCTTCTTGTGTTTCGAATTGCGGTTTTAACTGTTCGACGACTTCCTCGCCGTATGGTTTATCCCATGGCATACGAATAATGTTAAACACCTACCTCAATATACTTAGTTTGTTTTGCCTCATATCACGTTCTAGTGCGTATCTCGTTGCATCTATAGTGTGGTTGTCTTTGTCTTCTAGTTTAGGCTTAACATTGCCGTCTTTGTCCGTCTCATAGTCTATGTTCTCGAACTCTCTAGCAATATTTGGCGTGCGTCTTGGGTCAATTACAATAGCGTCTAAATCGTCAAGCCATTGTTCCCCGAATTCCACACTGTCAGCACCTTTTTTAACACCTTTAATCTTTTTGATTCCGTGTTCTTGTTTCAATTCAGCTATTGATTTAGGTTCAGCACTATCAGCGAACACCTCATCACTTTGGTAACCTTTCTTTTTAAGCCAATTAGCAAACTCACGGTTACTTATCTGCACACCGTAATACTCGTCCATAGCATAAATAACACGTTTCTTTTTATCATAATGCCAACGTACAAAAGCTAATGGATCAGTAGCATAACCAAAATCGACTGCATTTCTTATGTTGTCGAATGTATCGTATTGTCTTTGTGGTATTTCTTCTATTCTTAAATTATTAAACGGCACAACACCACTCCCTATCGCTTCGCCCATATATTCCCATCGATAACGTTGTTCGTTACGTTGTTTAGCACTCTCAGCCTCTTGTATAAACTGTTTAGATATAAACGGGTTATTCAAGTATGTAGAATGATGTACGTATGTGTTATCAGCTTGGAATGAGCTTTCATATTTTTTATTAACCCACGATTGCTTACGTTTAGGTGGGTTATAACTAAAGAAAAACTTATAAAACAATCCTTCGTCTAATTCTCCACGCAATAACGAGTTGGTAATCGTTGTGACCTCATCTTCTGTTTTGAATTCCGCCAACTCTTCTATCCACGCAACAGAAAAAGGGAACCTACTATCTTTTAACGACTTCAATCGTTCAGGGTTCTGTGCCCCTCTAAAGATAATACGGTTCCCTCTAGGTATATAAGTTATTTCCATTGGCGACACTTTAACTTTGAATAAGTGTGACACCTTTTGCTCTTCAATTGCCCATTTGATTTGCTCAAACACCGAAGTAGCTAGTGTGTTATCTGTCTTACGTATAACAACCGCATTCATCGGATAACGCATAATAAGTTGTGTAATGATGATTGATATGTCTGATGACTTACCTGAGCCACGTCCGCCCTTTGCAACGATGTTAAGTACATCTTTGTCTTTCGTCGCTTTCCACAATGGGTGAAAGTGTTTTGGTAACAAATCAGATAGGTTAATTGATATCGTCATTAAATGTAACAACTCCGTTGACATTCATATCTTGTACATCAGTGAATAACTTGTGATGCTTGCCTAGCAATTCAAGAGCTTTGTTTTGATCGCTTATCTTCGGTGGTTTCTCAATCAATTCTACATCTTCATCATAGACTAGGTTATGTCTGCCTGTTGTAGGGTTAATCTTGTAAGTACCTTGCTTTGTCACTACCGGTTCAATTTCGACCGTTTCCCCTCTCGCAGTTCTTGTCAGTCGATACAAAACTTCTTTACCACTCATTATTTGTTTATCAAAAAGTTTTTGTTCAACCCCTTTGACATATTCCTGTATCTTACTATTTCTTACTAGTTCACACCCCGTCACTTCTGCTCTACTTTCTTTATATCCAGCCTTAATAGCTGATTTAGTAGCATTCCCGTAACATTCTGTTCCAGGTATCGCATAAGCTTCTGCAAATGTTCTTTGACGTTTATTCAATCCGTTCATTTCATGTACCACCCACTTTACGTTAATTACTCTAGTTATTTTAAATACAAAAATGCCCCTACATCTTGTGCAGGAGCTTCGTTCAATAAATGTGAAAGGAGGGAAATAGTTATGACTCAAAATGCAAGAATTAAACTACCCACCATATAGGCAGGTAGTAAGTGATTAATAGCGTAACATATCATCTTTTATATGTTTGTCACTTCTCAATCACATCGATGAGAACATCTAATGTGGCTATTACCCCACGTCTTAAGATAATTCTTACAAATCAATTATATAAAATTAATTCACAGTTTAAAAATAGTGTCATTTTCGTCATTTCTGTCATTTTTGTCATTTTCGTCACTGTAGTAGATAAATCTTTTCTGCTAACTCATCACGGCGCGCTAAGAAGTTGTTTCTATTTAATTTAGAGTTAGGCATCTTCTTGATAATCGCATCCCTGTTATAACCTTTCTTCAATAACTCTAAGAAGCAAAAGTCAACGTGTCCCAATCTCTGTTGCGATTGATTTATAAACTCAACCTCTTTTAACATCTGAGCATACCTTTTATTTGCTCTCTCAAGCCTCACAACAACATCTTCAACTTTACTTGAGTTTTCCCCTTGTGGTTTCGGCAACGTTGCTTGTATGCCATACTGTGCAATTGAATTGCTATCATATTCCGGTATTACATCAGCTAATACATTACACTTCATTTTATGTGTGCCTATCATATTAACAATTGACTCTTTGCTATACATCTACTCCGACACCTCCGCCCTCATCAAATCTGACTGATCGCTCAACTTTGCGAAGTCACTCGGCGCCTCTACATCATCATTAGCCGTCATCATAATATATACTTGCTCAGTTACATACTTACCTAGCTCATACATTGCTAGTAAGAATAATAGTCTTAATATGTGTTTAATCAT